CTACGTGAACTACACCAACGCGTCCAACTCGAACGCGAACATCGGCTGCCGCGTCCTTTTATGGACTGGCTACCCACCTCCATACCCGGCAACGCAAAGACCCACGCCGGGGCGCGGACATCCTCGGCACCCCTTGGTGCAGATAAGCCATCAGGACACGGTTTAGTACACTTCCACAACCCGTGGAGGCGATGGAAAGGCCGTGAGGCTAAAAGGAGGAAAACATTCCTGATGAAACGAGCAAACAACCTATTTCCAAAGCTGGTATCGGAAGAAAACCTGCGGCTGGCGATCTTCGCCGTGAACGTGACACACCGCTTCCATCCGCACCACAGACCGAACCGGACGGTGGCACGGGTGGAGGCAGACATTGACCGCTATGTAAAAGAGCTGCGGGAGATCATTACAGGCGGTTACGAGGCGAACGAGCCGAGGCTTGCGCGACGCTGGGACAAGAGCGCCGGAAAGTGGCGGGACATATCGGAGCCGAGACTGTGGCCTGACCAGTATGTGCATCACGCGGTCATTCAGGTGTTGGAGCCGATCATGATGCGGGGCATGGACAATTTCTGCTGCGGGAGCATCCGAAACCGGGGCATCCATTACGGCGTTCGAGCCATCAAGAAGTGGATGCGGACAGACCCAAAAGGGACGAAGTACGCCGAGGAGCTGGACATCCACCATTTCTACGACAGTTTGACGGCGGAGACGGTGATGAAGCGGCTCCGGCGGCTGGTGAAAGACCGGCGAATGCTGGAGGTATGCGAACGGTTGATGAAGCACGGCATTCTGATCGGCGCTTACTTTTCCCAATGGTTTGCCAACACGGTGCTGCAACCGCTTGACCGGCTGATACGGGAAAGCAGTCTGTGCGACCACTACCTGCGGTACATGGACAACTTTACCCTGTTCGGGCGGAACAAGCGGAAGCTGCGGCGGCTGCGGGAGCTGATCGAGAAATGGCTGGCGGCACACGGCCTGCGGCTGAACGGCAAGTGGCAGCTCTATCCGACGGCAAAGCGGACGGTGGCGGCGCTGGGGTATCGCTTCGGGCGAGGGTATACCCTGTTGCGGAAACGAAACATGGTGCGCCTGAAACATTCTCTTTCCGCCTGCCGCCGTGCCATGCGGCGGCACCACGCGATCAAGCCCGCATTGGCGCAGGGGCTTTTATCCAGACTGGGCCAGATGAAGCACTGCAATCACGTCCACTTTTTCCAGAGCTATGTGGAGGCGGGTTTGCAGCGGAAATTGAAATGCGTGGTCAGAGAACACGCAAGAAAGGAGCGGGCAAGATGGAATACGTCTACGGAACAAGTGTTATCGGCGGCGTAGAACGGGAAAACCTGAAAATTGTGGGCGGCCCCGCGCTGCGGGAGGGTGAATACCTGACCACGGTGCGGGAGTATGACGACAGCAGCATCACAGACCGCTGCCGCATCGACCGGCACTATCACAGCGACACGGACGAGGACGGGACGCGGTACGACTTCTATACCATCAGCGAGCATTACAGGTATGTGGAAAGGATAAAGGTGATGGAAGAAACGAGAAAAGCAACGGAGATCGCCTTTGTGACGCTGGCGGAGAGCGGAAGCATCGATGCTGTGACTGCGGGGGAGCATAAGAGCCTGTTTGAAACGTGGCAGACCGGCGTTGCTTACACAGTGGGGCAGCTGCGCAACTGGGGGGACAAGCTGTACAAATGCGTACAGGCGCACACCTCGCAGGCTGGATGGGAACCGGACAAGGCGGTGTCGCTTTGGTCGGCGGCATCTGACCCGGCGGAAGAATGGCCGGAATGGAGCCAGCCGGTGGGGGCGCATGACGCTTACGCAAAGGGCGACAAGGTGAGCCACAATGGGAAGCATTGGACATCAACGGCGGATGCCAATGTGTGGGAACCGGGGGTATACGGCTGGACGGAGGCGACGGCGTGAGCAGCCATTTGCAGATCATCACAGAGCTGGAGGCGCTTGTGGAAATGCAGGCGCGTACCGTCCGGGTGCTGGCGACACGCCTTGCGGAGCTGGGCGACACCGTGACCGGGAGAGACGAGATCGCGGAGGCCGACGAGGCATACCGCAGGGCCATCGGCGGGGACGAATGGTCGGAGTGAAAGCAGGAGGACAGGAAAATGTACATCAACGCGGACACCATCATTAAGGCGGCCAGCCTTTTGGGAGCAATCGGAGCGCTGGTCGCCGCCATTGTTTCCGTGTACAAGGTCATTGAGAGCAACAAAAAGCAGAGCGAGTTCATCAACGCCATTCAGGAGGAGCAGACGCTTATCTGCTATGGCCTGCGCGGCGCGTTGCAGGGGCTTGTGGAGCAGGGGTGCAACGGGCCGTGCAAGGATGCGCTGGACAAACTGGATAAGCACCTGAATAAAAGCGCGCACCCGCACATCAAGGAGGACTGACATGGCGGGAAAGCGAACGCAGGCAAAGACGAAAGGCCGGAAGAAGCGCATGGGAACCATGGACTTTATTCTGCTGATCGTCTTTTTGTGTCTGACGGTATTCACGATAGCCATGATCGCGCTGTTTACCGTGTACGGCTCTGTACCGGATACGCTGATCACCTGCGTGTTCGCCACGCTTGGCGGCGAGTGCGGCATCCTCGGCTGGATAAAAACCACCAAGGAGAAGAAGCAGGACAGGCGGTGGCAGCTTGCGGACATGAGACGGGAAATGGAGGAGGCGGAACGGATTGCACAGCAGACAGAAGAACCGTGAGGAGGGATAGATCATGCTGGCAGGAAAGAACAACGAGGAGAAAATCTGGAATTATCTGAAAGGAGCGGGGCTGAACGACTTTGGCACCGCCGGTCTGATGGGAAACCTGTATGCGGAGAGCGGCCTTATCCCGAACAACGTGGAGAACCTATACGAAAAGAGGCTTGGCGTGACCGACGCAAGCTATACGGCGGCGGTGGACAGCGGCAAGTATCAGTTCTTCGCAACGGATAAGGCGGGCTATGGCCTCGCCCAATGGACATACTGCTCCCGCAAGGCAGAGCTGCTGGACTATGCCCAATGCTGCCGAAAGAGCATCGGCGATCTGGAAATGCAGCTTGATTTCCTGATGAAAGAGCTGCGGGAGGACTATAAGGCGGTGCTGGCCGTGCTGAAAACGGCTGGAAGCGTCCGGGCGGCATCGGACGCGGTGCTGCTGAAATTTGAGCGCCCGGCAGATCAGAGCGAGGCGGCGCAGGCCCGGCGGGCTGTGTTCGGCCAGAAGTATTACGACAAGTATGCGGCAGGGAGCGCCGCAGGAAGCGGAGGAAAGCCCATGACGGAACAGGAACAGCGGCAGAAGATCGTGAGCATCGCCCAGAGCTACATCGGATGCAAAGAGAGCGACGGAAGCCACAGGAAGATCATCGACCTGTACAACAGTCACAAGCCGCTGGCCCGTGGCTACGCCGTGAAGTACACGGACGCATGGTGCAGCACGTTCGCAAGCGCCGTAGCCATCGCGGCGAGAATGACCGACATCATCCCGACGGAGTGCGGCTGCGGAAAGCACATCGAGCTGTTCAAGAAGCTGGGGAGCTGGCAGGAGGACGACGCTTATGTGCCGAAGCCCGGCGACTATATTTTCTACGACTGGCAGGACAGCGGCGTGGGAGACTGCACCGGCAGCGCCGATCATGTGGGCATCGTGGAAAAGGTCAGCGGGACAAGCATCACCGTCATTGAGGGCAACTACTCCGACAGCGTGAAGCGCCGCACCATTTCTGTGAACGGACGGTACATTCGCGGCTACGGCGTACCGAAGTACGGCGGAAAGGAGGCGACCGGCGGCGGGACTGCGGCGGACGCTGCACCGGCCAAGGGCGGCGGGTGCAAGGTGGGCGACATCGTGACATTCACCGGCGAGAGGCACTACACCAGCGCAAACAGCACCGTGGGCAAACCGTGCAAGCCGGGCAAGGCCAAGGTGACGCAGGTGTACCAGCCGCTTGTGAGCAGGCATCCGTATCACCTTGTCGCCGTGAGCGGCGGCGGAAGCACCGTGTACGGCTGGGTGGACGCGGCGGACATCAAGACCGAAGCGGCGGCGCTGGCCGTGGGCGATCAGGTGACGATGGACAAGGCCGCCACAGTCTACGGCACCACGCGCAAATTCTCCTCGTGGGTGTACAGCGCAAAGCTGTATGTCCGGGCAATCAGCGGCGACCGCATTTCAGTTTCCACGCTGAAAAGCGGCGCAATCACAGGAAACGTGGACAAGAAATATCTGACGAAAGTGTAAGGAGGTACACACCATGACACAGATCATTCCCGACATCATCAACATTGTCATTGAGGCCATTTTTGCCATCCTCGGCCTGTTCTTCACCGGCGTGGCCGTTCCGTGGCTGATCAAGACCGGCATCCCTTGGCTGAAAGACAAGCGCCTGTACGGCATTGTCACCGTTCTGGTCAAGGCGGCGGAGAAGCAGCGCGAGGCCGGTGCGCTGCCCATCCCGAAGTACGATTATGTGGTGCAGATGCTTGAAGCAAAGGGCATTAAGGTCACGGCAGAGGTAAAGGCCATGATCGAGGCGGCGGTTAAGGAACTGGACATCGCCGTGGACAGCACAATCGGTACGCTGGGCGGCATCTTTGTGGAGGACAACCCCGGCAAAACGGACGGAGAAAAGGAACTGAATAACTGAAATTACCCCCGGCTGCTATACTCATAGATATAGCAGCCGGGGGATTTTTTGTGCGTATACGCCGAAAAAATGCTGTTGCACAATGCCGATTTTGTGGGTATCATAATAAGACAAAAAGCGACAGAGCGGAACGGGAACGCCGACACCGCCCTGCACGGATGATCGAGAAAGGAGATTTTACGATGCGGAGTGGAAAGAGAACCTTTAAGCATCTGAGCAAGAACGACAGGCTGCGGATTGAAAAGTGGCAGCGCATGGGAATGAAGCCGCGCGAGATCGCGGAGAAGCTGCGCGTCCACATTTCAACCGTGTATCGGGAATTGAAGCGCGGGGAGTATGAACGGTTGGACGGCGGGACGTGGGAAATGGTGACGGCGTACAGCCCGGACATCGCGGAAGCGCGGTATCAGGAACACTTGCGGGAGAAAGGGCCGGACTTGAAGATCGGCAAAGATCACGAGCTGGCAAACTACATTGAGACAACGATCACGGAGCGGGAATGCAGCCCTGCCGCTGTCCTCGGATATGCAATGCTGGAGGGGCGGACATTCGAGACATCCGTTTCCGTGGCGACGATCTACAGCTACATCAAAAAGGGTCTCTTTCTCCACATCACACAGGTGGATTTGCCGCGCCGGGGCAAGGTGAAGCAGAAATACAAAAAGGTCAAGACCAAGAAAGATCAGGCGCGGGCCTCTGCGGGTGAGAGCATTGAGCAACGCCCGCCGGAGGTGGAGAGCCGCGAGGAGTTCGGGCATTGGGAGGGCGACACCGTGTACAGCGGCAAGGGCAAGTGCAAGACCACCAGCGCCCTGCTGACCCTGAATGAGCGCAAGACGCGAAAAGACATCATTATAGGAATACCAAACAGAAAGGCGGAAACCGTGGTCAAGGCGCTGGATGCGCTGGAGCGGAAATGCGGTGCCAGACGGTTTAGGGCAATCTTCAAAAGCATCACCTTTGACAACGGAACGGAATTTTCGGCGGCGGAGGTGCTGGAGCGGAGCGCCGTCAATAAGACCATCCCGCGCACCAAGGTATACTACTGCCATCCGTATTCTTCGTGGGAACGGGGGAGCAACGAGAACGCCAACAGCATGATCAGGCGGCGTCATCCGAAAGGCACAGATTTCTCCAAGGTCAGCGCGGCGGAGATCGCGGCCACGGAGGAATGGATTAACAACTATCCTCGAAAAATCTTGGGGTACAAGAGCAGCGAGGTCATGTTCCGGGAGTGCCTGCGAGAGATCGGACTGAGCGCGTAACAGGAAGAAACCAGCACAGCGGACATTCAAAGGGAGAGGGCGTGAGCAGAGCGGAACACGGAGAACTGAACAGGAAAATACACAGGCTGCCGACCATGGGATATGACGGCGGCCATATTGGCTTGTCAAAATTAGACAAAACAAGAAGTGAAAAATTGTGCGCATTTAATACTTGATTTTTTCTTTTTCGAAAAAATTCAATATTTTCCTTGACATTTGCTGTATTTCGGATATAATGATAAGGCTTGCAATATGTAAGTAAATCCTTGCTCTCATCTTAGAATGAGGGCCATTTGTCCAAAAGGAGGTGCAAATATGGCAAAGATTACTGCCAATTACGAGGTCGTCTATGTGCTCGACCCTGCACAGGGTGAGGAGGCTATCGCCGCTCAGGTTGCGAACTTCAAGTCCCTGGCCGAGCAGAACGGCTCTGACGTCGTGGTTGAGGAGTGGGGCAACCGCAAGCTGGCTTATCCCATCAACTACAAGACCGAGGGCTACTATGTGCTCATGACCTTCGTCAGCGGCCCGGCATTCCCCCGCGAGCTGGATCGTAAGCTGCGAATCGCCGAGGGCGTCATGCGTTCCCTGATCGTCTGCAAGGGCGAGTAAAGGAGCAGCACATGCTGAATCGAATCATTCTCATGGGTCGCCTGACCCGTGACCCCGAGCTCCGGCGCACCGGCAGCGGTACGGCGGTGACGTCCTTCTCTCTGGCTGTTGACCGGGACTTCAAGTCCCAGTCCGGCGAAAAGGAAACGGACTTCATTGACATCGTGGCCTGGCGCAACACCGCCGAATTTGTGAGCAAGTACTTCACCAAGGGCCGCATGGCCGTGGTGGAGGGCCGCCTGCAGATCCGGGACTGGACCGACAAGGACGGCGGCAAGCGCCGCAGTGCCGAGGTCGTGGCCGACAATGTGTATTTCGGGGATTCCAAGCGCGACGGCGGCGACAATTCCGGCTACAACCCCGGTTATGCTCCCGCCCCCGCTTCCCACAGCGCCGCTCCCAGCAATTTCAGCGCCAGCGGCTCTGACTTCGCCGAGATCGGCGAGGATGACGGCGAACTGCCGTTCTGATATTACTATAAGGAGGAAGCAATCATGGCTTTCGATCGTGAAGCTCGTCCCGCCCGTCCCGCACGCGGCAACAAGCGCCGTAAGGTCTGCCAGTTCTGCGCCGAGAAGTGCGAGTGCATTGATTATAAGGACGCCGCCAAGCTGCGTCGTTTCGTTTCTGAGCGTTCCAAGATCCTGCCCCGTCGGACCACCGGCACCTGCGCCATGCATCAGCGTGAGCTGACTGAGGCCATCAAGCGTGCCCGTCAGATCGCTCTGCTGCCCTACGTCACCGACTAAAAGCGGCTGAATCGAATCAATCGACTGAAAAAGCCCCGAAGGTTTTGTTCCCCCCTCACAGGGGTAACAAGTAATTCCTGGGATACCCCGGCAGGTCATCGTGTTTACGATGCCTGCCGGGGCTTCTCTGTGTCCTGGGTTTGTAGGGGGTCCGGTGCTTCCGGTGTTTCTTCCGCGTCCTGCTGACCGCTGCCGACATAGCCAATGCCGTTGTAGTAGATCTCCACGGTCTGGGGCGCGTGCTTAGACCACTTTACCTCTTTTTCGTGAATCACGATCTTCTCAATAAACAGCCGCAGCAGCTCCGGCGTCAGCTCCGTGATATCCGTATACCGCTTCGCTTTGTCGAGGAAGCTGTCCGTCCCGTTCACGGTTTCACGCAGACGCTGGATCTCACTCTCTTTCTGTGGGATGCCGGCGGTGATACGGTTCTGTTCTTCCGTGTAGCTGCCGGAGAGCATCTGAAACTGCTCTGTTGTGATGCGGCCCAGCACACTGTCCTCATACAGCTTTTTGAAGATCGCGTCCAGTTCCGCTTTCCGTTTCCGCATGGCTGCCAGTTCCTTCTCCTGCCTGCGGATCTCCCGCTGAAGCTCGGTGGACTGCTTGCTGCCAATGTAGGCGGCGAACTTTTCCGGATGTTCCCGCGCCGCGCTCGTCACCCGGCGCAGGTCCTCCAGTACGATCTCGTCCAGAACACACTCCCGGATGTAGTGGCCCGTACAGGCTTCGCCATCCTTCTTGTAGGTGCGACAGGTAAAGTGATTGTAGCTGGCGGACATGGTATGCGCCCGGTGCAGCACCATGTTGGAGCCGCAGTCGGCGCAGAACACAAGGCCGGAATACTTGCTCTGTTCTTCCATCTTTGTCAGACGGCGCTTGTTCTTACGGACTCTCTGTACCACGTCCCAGACCTCCCGCGTAATGAGGGCGGGATGGGTGTTCTCAAAGACCAGGCATTCCTCTCTTGGATGTTCGACCCTTCGCTTGTCCTTGTAGGATCTGCTGCTGTGCTTCATGTTGACGGTGTTGCCCAGATAAATTTCGTTTTCCAGCAGGTTGGCAATGGCACTGTTTGACCAGTTATACGGATGTGCTGTATCCAGACAGGTGTGCGTGATACCGTACCTGGTGTAGGCGTACATGGTGGGCGTCAGGATCTGCTCCTTCTTGAGAATGCGGGCAATTTGGCTGGGGCCACTGCCGCCGGCGCACATGGCAAAGATCCTGCGGACGATGGCTGCCGCCTCTTCGTCCACGATTAGTTTTTTCGTGTCCGGGTCCTTTCGGTAGCCGTAAGGCGTTCTGGTTCCCAGCCGTTCCCCCCGTTCCGCTTTGGCCTTCAGCACCGCACGGATCTTCCGGCTGGTGTCCCGAATAAACCACTCGTTGAACAAATTTTTGAACGGCATGAGGTCGTTGCTCTCGCTGCTGTCGGTGTCCACATTGTCATTGATGGCAATGTAGCGGACGCCGAACATGGGGAAGCGTTCCTCAATGTAGAGTCCCGTGTGAAGCTGATTTCTACCGAGGCGACTGAGATCCTTGGTCACAATGATCCCGATCTCGCCGTTTTCCATGTCTGAGATCATCTGCTGGAACGCCGGTCTTTGGAAGGTTCCTCCCGAAAAACCGTCATCCACATAGAAGCAGGGGCTGGGGAAATGGTGATCTTCCGCAAATTTCTGCAAAATAGCTTTTTGATTCTGGATCGAGTTCGAATCGCCCTCTATCCCATCATCCTGGCTGAGACGGCAGTACAGGGCGGTTTTCCTGATTTGGTTTGACTGATTCATACAGTCCTCCTTTTCTTTGTCAAACCGTTCAGAGCATTGCGACACCACAATACCCCGAACGGCCTG